TGGATAGCTCTGTTTTATCTACAGGTGTTTTAAATACGATTATTAAAAATGCTGAAAACAGAATTTATAGAGAAGTAGATTCTGATGACAACAGATTTTATGCTACATCAAACTTAGCGGCTGGAAATCGATATGTGACTATTCCATCAGATTTAAGATTTATAAGATATGTACAATTAACTAATGCTTCCGGAAAACAAGTTTTTTTAGATAAAAGAGATACCTCTTTTATGGCAGAATATTATGATACACCTTCTATACAATCTGGTTTTCCAAAATATTATGCTAATTGGGATGCTAATTATTGGTTAGTAGCACCTACTCCAGATACTACTTATGCAATTACACTAGCTTATGTTAAACAACCAGACAGTATTACAACAACTACTGGAGTCTCTCCTCCTAGTACTTCTGGCACATATATAAGTAATAAATATCAGGATTTACTTTTGTACGCTTCTCTGGTAGAAGCATATGGATACTTGAAAGGTCCAGCGGATCTGTTACAATACTACGAACAGTCATATAGACGGGCTGCAAAATCGTATTCTATCGAACAAGAAGGTAGAAGACGTAGAGATGAATGGCAAGATGGCGTTATTCGTTCTCAAATTAAGTCGCCATCACCATAATAATTAAGGAGAAAATAAATGGCTAATATAGTACCTGACTCTTTTAAAACAGACCTACTTGGTGGTGTGTTTGATTTTGATTCTGGCGGATCAACTTTCAAACTTGCACTTTATACATCGTTAGGTGGTTTCAGTACTTCTACAACAGCTTATACAACTACTAACGAAGTTTCTTCGTCTGGTACAAATTATACAGCGGGTGGAAATACTTTAACTAACAACGGTGTAGCGGTAGCAAGTAATGTCGGCTATGTTGACTTTGCAGATTTAACTTTTTCATCTGTAACTTTAACAGCAGTAGGCGCTCTGATTTATAAAGATACTTCTAATGAAGCAGTATTAGTTTTAGATTTCGGCGGATCAAAAACTGCAACTAACGGAGATTTCGTTATCCAGTTTCCAGCTGCTGATGCATCTAATGCAATCATTAGACTTGGCGACGCGTAAAAATTTTTGGAGTAGTAAATGGCTTTGGTAATTAACGATAGAGTTAAAGAAACAAGTACAACTACAGGGACAGGAACGTTTTCACTGGCCGGTGCTGAAACTGGTTTTGAAACTTTTGTATCTGGAGTTGGCGATGGTAATACAACTTACTATGCAATTTCTCATGACGGAACAAACGAATGGGAAGTGGGAGTAGGAACGGTTACCGATGCAGCGACTGACACTTTATCAAGAGACACAATTATATCTTCATCAAATTCTGATGCAGCAGTAAACTTTACTGCAGGGGGTAAAACTGTGTTCTGTACATTACCTGCTAAGAAAACTATTTCGCCAGTCATGGACGCAACAGGTTTCGTGGTCACTCATGCATCTACTTTGGATCAAGATCAAACTTTAGATTCTGGAGTACTCGCTGGACCCGTAACTATAACAGGTACACAAACCGTAACAGGGACATTGGTAATATTATAATGAGTCAAGTAGAAGTAGATAAAATAATTCCACAATCAGGCACCACGTTAACCGTTGGTGATTCTGGTGATACGATTACTATACCAAGTGGTGCTACACTAAGTGTTAGTGGTTCACTTGGAACTTTATCTAGTTTAACGGTTAATGGTAACGTCAGCATAGATGGTGGCACAATCAAACTAGATGGTAATTATCCTGTAGGTTCAGAAAACGTTGCTTTAGGAGATAATGCTTTAGGTAGTGGTAGTTTATCTGGTGCAAATAATGTTGCTATTGGTACCTGTGCTTTATTAGCTAATACGACAGGAACTCAAAATACAGCACTAGGAAGACGTTCTTTGTGTTCTAATGCTACAGGTGCTTGTAATACAGCAGTAGGTATAAATTCACTTATGTCTAATGTGTCAGGAACTCAAAATACAGCAATAGGAAGATTAACTTTAACAAATAATACAGGAAATTGTAATACAGCAGTAGGAGCAGATGCATTAAAAGATAATACCACTGCTTACAACAATACAGCAGTAGGATTTAATGCTTTATGTCCTAACACAACAGGTACAAATAATGTGGCAGTAGGCTCATTAGCATTAGACGCAAATACTACAGCTTCCAATAATACAGCAGTAGGTTATCAATCTCTAACTGCTAATACGACAGGTGCAGATAATGTTTCGGTAGGAAAAAATACATTACAAAGTAACACAACAGCAAGTAACAATACAGGATTAGGAACTGGTGCATTACAATTTAACACTACTGGAACTTCTCTTGTCGCAGTTGGTTTAGGTGCTTTATCTGCAAACACCACAGCTTCCAACAATACCGCAGTAGGTTATCAATCACTTTGTGCTAATACAGGTGGAAACAATACTGCCGTTGGTTTTGTTTCTCAAAAATCTAATACTACAGGTGCATCAAATACTTCAATGGGTATTTGTTCTCTTTATTCTAACACAACAGGTGGAAATAATGTTGCAATCGGAAGAAGTGCATTACTAAGTAATACAACAGCAAATAATAACACAGCAGTTGGTTTCTGTTCTTTACAAGCTAATACGACAGGTATTCAAAATACTGCTATTGGTCATTGTTCTTTATCAGCTAACACTACAGCTAATAATAATACAGCAATGGGACAGGGTTCTATGCAAAGTAATACTACAGGAGCAGATAATGTTGCTCTTGGACAAAATGCACTAGCAAACAACTCAACAGCTTCTTGCAATACAGCAGTTGGTAAAAATTCTTTAGTTGCTAATACGACAGGTGGATGTAATACTGCAGTAGGTACTTTTTCACTTTGTGCTAATACGACAGGATATCAAAACACAGCAGTGGGGTATACTGCTTTAAGAAATAATACTACAGGTTTTAATAATGCAGCACTAGGTCAAGACGCACTTGGTTCTACCACCACTGGACAATGTAATACAGGAATCGCTCAAAATGCTGGTTATAATGTTACATCAGGAAATAATAATCTTTTGTTGGGAAGAGACGCTGGTAGGTCAGGGTCTCCATCAGGCACAATTACAACAGGAAGTAATAATGTAGTTCTTGGAGATAATAATATTACAGATTTATATTGTGCAGATACTACTATTTCATCATCTGACCAAAGAGATAAAGCTGACATAACTGATTTTACACATGGTTTAGATTTTGTAACAAAACTAAATCCTAAAACTTATGTTTGGGATAAAAGAAGTTGGTATGTAACAGATGACAATCAAAGCATATTAGATGTTACACCAGATGGAACTCATAAAAAAGATAGAGTTAATATTGGTTTTATGGCACAAGATGTCTTGGCTTTAGAAAATGAAATTGGTTATGGAAACAGTAAAAATGATATGTTGTTTGTAAGTATCAATGAAGACCAAACAGCTTATGGTCTAAAATATGAAAGATTAGTCCCTGTATTAGTCAATGCAATAAAAGAATTAAATGCTAAAGTAAAAGAATTGGAGGCTAGATTAAATGGCTAGTATTATTAAAGTAGACAACATTCAAGACCAATCTGGTAATAACATCATCAGCGAATCTGGTGGCACGATTACTATTGGTACTGCAGGCAATACAGTTTCTTTTGCATCGAATCTAAGTTTCAGTTCTTTAACGATTGCAGGAAACTTGTCGGTTGATTCAGGTACAATTAAACTAGATGGTAATTATCCTGTAGGTACAAGAAATGTAGCTTTAGGAGATACTGCTTTAGATGGCTCTATTTTAACAGGTGGATATAATACTGCTATTGGATTTAATACTTTAAATGATAATACTTCAGGAGCAACAAATACAGCTATTGGTGCACAAGCATTAGAAAAAAACACAACAGCATCTAATAACACAGCAGTGGGTTATTTATCACTAGGTGCTAATACGACAGGTACTTTAAATACTGCATTAGGTAGAAGTGCTTTACAAAACAACACCACAGCTAATAACAACACCGCAGTAGGTTATCAATCACTTGTTAATAATACGACTGGTTCTAGTAATACATCAGTAGGTTCTAATTCACTTTTATTGAATACAACAGGTATATTCAACACCGCAGTAGGTTATTTTTCACTTTGTGCTAATACGACAGGTTGTGCTAATACAGCAATAGGATTATGTTCTTTAAAACAAAATACATTAGGAACAAATAACACAGCAATTGGTCGTCAAGCACTTGTTGCTAATACGACAGGTATTGGAAACGTTGCTTTAGGAAATTCATCACTTAGTACAAATACCACAGCATCTAACAACACAGCAGTTGGTTATAATTCACTTTTATCTAATACGACAGGTACTGGTAACAACGCTTTTGGAGTAGACGCACTTAAATCTAATACAACAGGTTCAGGTAATAATGCTTTCGGTGGTTTGTATGCTGGTAATGCAAGTGGTGCTATGTTATGT